CCCTGGAGGCGGTTGGGAAGAAGCTCAAGCCGAAGGACTTCAAGGAGCTCAAGAGCAGTCTCGACGACTACAAGTCCGCCTTGGCCGATCAGGCATTGGAGGCGAAGCTCACCGCTGAGTCGCAGGGGCTGTTCGGGCAGGCGGCTCAGGACACGGCGGCGAAGCTGGAGGCACAGAAGGCCAGCGCTGACGGGCTGCGCGGTGCGATCCAGGCCCTGAATGACGTGCAGCGCCAGGGCTTGGGCGGGATGATCGGGTTCGAGGGAGCCATCGATGCCGCGTCGAAGGCGGCGAAGGACAACGCGGGCGCGCTGAGCATGACGAACGGGGTCCTCAACCTAGGCTCGGAGAAGGCCAGGAACGCGGCCAGCGCGTTGCAGGACCTCGCGGACAAGACCGACTCGGCCGCTGCGGCATCTCGTGAGAGCACCAACTCGTGGGAGGGCGCCAACGCCATCTATGCCCGCGGCCGTTCCGAGCTGATCAAGTCGGCGCAGGCTATGGGTCTGAGTAAAGGCGAGGCGAAGGCACTCGCCGATCAGATCCTGCGGATCCCGGACAAGACGGCCCGGGTGAAGATGGACACCGAGGACGCGACGAACGACCTCAACTCGTTCAACGCCGCGGTGAAGCGGACACCCGGGGCGAAGAGCGTCACCCTCAAGACGCTGTCCAAGAGCGGCGAGCAGGTGCTGGAGTCGTTCGGACTGAAGGTCAAACGACTGCCCAATGGGTCGGTCACGGTCTCCACGAAGGGCGGCGCCCTCTCCGCGATCAACAACATCGCCGCAGCGCTGCGCCGGCTGAACGGTAAGACCGCCACGACGTGGACTTTCCACAACATCAAGACGAACTACTCGACCTCCAACAGCGTCTCCGGCGGCAAGAGTGTCCACGACATGGTCGGCAGCGCCAACGGCAACATCTTCCGCGGACGGGCGTACGCGAACGGCGGCGTGGAGAACCACGTGGCCGAGATTGCGCAGCCGTCCATGCGCCTGTGGGCCGAGCCGGAGACCGGAGGCGAGGCGTACATCCCGTTGGCCACGTCGAAGCGCCCGCGGTCGATGGCGATCCTGGACGAGGTCGCCAACCGGTTCGGGTACCGGCTGGACAAGTTCGCGAAGGGCGGCCTGTCGCAGGCGGAGAAGGATGCGAGGGGCAGCCTGCGGGGCCAGTTCGGTATCTCCGCGTTCGGGCGGATGGCCGGGTATCAGCGGACCCCGTTCGAGCACAGCCTTGGCGCGCCGTCCGATCTGAGCAGTCTGGTGTCCGCGCTGAACCAGGCGAGCGGGGAGATCAAGGCGGCGACGCGGGGGCGTACGGAGTCGCACCTGCTGAAAGAGCTGAACTCGGTCGGCAAGAGCCTGATCAAGTACGAGAAGAACCTCAACAGCGTCAGCGCGTCGCTGGATAAGGCCAAGTCCAAGCTGGACGACCTGAAGAACTCGGCTTCGCAGCTGTCGGACAGCGTGAAGAGCAACGTGCTGTCGTCGGCGAACATCACCCAGGGGGCGTCCGGGAGCACGATCACGGTCGCCTCGATCATGGGCGGCCTCACCCAGTCGAGGGACAAGGCGACCGCGTTCGCCGACGCCCTGAAGGGCCTGAAGTCGAAGGGCCTCGACAAGGGGCTGATCCAGCAGATCGGCGAGGCCGGTGTCAACGGCGGCGGCCTGGAGACTGCGGGCGCACTGCTGGGGGCTTCGGGTTCGGAGATCTCGTCGATCAACTCCCTTCAGGGCCAGATCGCGAAGGCTGCCTCGTCCGCGGGCTCGACCACGGCGGACGCGGTGTACGGGGCGGCAATCAAGGCGCAGCAGAAGTTGGTCGACTCCCTGAAGGGCCAGCAGGCCAAGTTGGAAAAGGCCATGTCGCATCTCGCGTCGGTCATGGAGAAGTCCATCTCGAAGGCCATCGGGAAGAAAGCCTCGGGCGGGATCGTCGGCGCGGCCGCGTCGGGCGGTCTGCGGGGCGGGTTGACGTGGGTGGGCGAGCACGAGCCGGAGCTCCTGGATCTGCCGGTGGGGTCGCGGGTGTGGTCGGGGCCGGACTCGCGCCGCATGGCCGCTGGAGGTGGCGGTGGCCCGGCGCACGCGGTGCTGGAGATCCGGTCGAGCGGCTCTGAGACCGACGAGTTCCTTCTGATGATGATCCGCCGCGCCGTTCGCGTGCGCGGCGGCAACGTCCAACTCGTCCTTGCAGGGCGACCCGAATGAGGGAGTGATCAGTATCCATCGCTACAAGTGCTTCAACGGGCCTGCACCGACAACGGCGGCCCAGCAGAAGGTGACAACTGGCACGGTCATCAAGACCATGTTGCAGATCGCCCCGCCGTCGACGCGGCAGATGCAGCTCATTTCGTGGGGCTTCACCCTGGACGGAGTTCCGGGGTCGGCCGGGCAGGTGGAGCTCATCCAGACCGACGTGGCTGCTTCGGTCGGTACGGCGCACGTCGCCGCGGGTGTGCAGCCGTTGGACCCGAATGCCCCGGCGTCCCTCGTGCAGCTCGGCACAGCGCTGACGGGCTACACCTTCACCACGGAAGGCGCCACCACCGCCACGCGCACGTTCGACGCGAACCTCGTTCCGCCGACCGCCGGGGCGACGGACATCAACTACACGTACCAGTGGATGCCGGACGAGCGGCCCATCATCGCGGTGTCCAAGTTTCTGCGAGTGCGGGCGACGTTCGGCGCCGCGGTCAACATGACGTGCTGGATCGTTTGGGACGAGTGATCGATGCCTGGAGGTCTCGCAGCGCATGTGATGGGCTGGCAGCGGCGTATGCGCACCGCGGCCGGTCCCCTCGGCGCGTCCGGGGAAGCCTCGACCGGCGCCCCCGTGACGGTAGAGCTGCTCGTCAACGGAACGTGGGTGGACATCACCTCGTACGTCATGGTCCGCGACGACCAGGGACAGATCACCCTCACCAAAGGCATTCGCGACGAGGGCAACCAGACCGAACAGGGCAACGCTACGCTGCCGTTGAAGAACCCGGACGGAAGATTCACCCCCAGGAACCCCATGGGCGTCTGGTACGGGACTATCGGCCGCAACCAGCCGATCAGGGTCTCCGTCCCGGACGGGTTGGGCGGCAAGAGCTACCGCATCCAGGGGGAGATCCCGCGCTGGCCGGCGTCGTGGGACCCGACGGGCACGGACGTGTGGGTCGACGTCAGCGTGAACGGGCTCTTGCAGCGTCTCGTGCAGGGCCCGGCTCCCGAACGCAGCGTGATCTACAACGCGGTCACGGACCCGATCGGCCCGCAGGTCGTTGCGTACTGGTCGTGCGAGGACCCATCGGATGCGACGACGATCGCGTCGGCCCTGGCGAGCGGCTCCCCGATGACCGTCTCGGGCACCCCGGCCCTGGCAAGCTACTCCGGGTTCGGCGCGTCCGACCCACTCCCCGACCTCACCTCCAGCTACCTGTCCGGCGGCGTTGCCGCATACGCCGACCCCACCGCGACGCAGGTCCGCTTCCTGGTGTTCATCCCGGCGGCTGGGCTGTCGGACGGCAAGGTGATCTGCTCGATCGACCAGGTCGACTACAGCGCCGGCAGTGCCCAGTTCTGGGAGCTGTACTACTCCGCGACCTCCACCAGCCTCACCCTGCGCATGTGCGCGGCCGACGGGTCCCTCCTCGGCATCGAGCTACCGCACACCCTCGACGTGCGCGGCCGTCAGATGTACATCAGCGTGGAGTTCCAGGAGTCCGGGACGGCAATCACCCGCGCGGTGCGGATCACGGACGTCAACACGGGGCTCACGTATTCCGTCAACGACACGGCGAACGTGACCCAGCTGTCGAGGGTGACGAAGGTCCAGTTCGGCCCGGCCAGCCGGTCCGCGGTCGGCCCAAACGGGACCCAGTTCCTGCCCGGAGTCGCCATCGGGCACGTCACCGTAGAGAACACGATCACCGCAGTAGGCGCGCTCGGGGTGCGCCTCAACCCGGTCGGCGAGGCATCCGGGCGCCGCATTCAGCGGCTGTGTGGCGAGAGCGGGATCCCTTTCGACTGGGTCGGCGACCTCGACGACACGGTGGCCCTCGGCGCGCAGAGCAAGCAGAACCCTCTCGCCTTGATGCAGGAGGCCGTCCTCGCCGACGACGGGCTGCTGTACGAGAACCTCGCGACCCTCGGCCTCGGCTACCGGACCCGGGCCAGCCTGTACAACCAGGACCCGGCCTTGGTGCTCAACTACAGCGGGTTCAACTTGTCCCAGGTCCCCACCCCTGTGGAGGACGACCGGTACCTCGCCAACCGGGTCACCGTCAGCGTGGGCGGCGTGACGGCCACCTACGAGGAGACGTCCGGGCCCCTGTCGACGGCGCCCCCTCCGACCGGGGTCGGAGTCTATGGGCCCAACGCGAACTCCCCGCTCGCCCTGAACTTGGCCACCTCGGGCACGCCGACACTGCTGGACCAGGCCGCATGGCGTGTCCACTTGGGCACCGTGGACGAAGCCCGCTACCCGCAGATCAGCGTCAACTTGGCGCACGCGTCGATCACTCCGGACATGCGGCGGGCGATCCTCGGACTGCGGATGGGCGACCGGGTGCAGGTCATCAACCCGCCGGCGTGGCTGGGTGGGGACACGATTGACCAACTCGTCCTCGGGTTCTCCGAGAGCATCACCCATTTCCAGCACCGGATCACGGTCACCTGTGCTCCCGCGAGCCCGTACAACACGATCGGCTACCTCGACACCACGACAGCCCGGATCGACACAGACGGCAGTCAGCTCGCCGCCGACCTCGACGCGACCACGACCAGCGTCACCGTGGCCACCACCTCGGGCCCGGGCTGGGTCCAGTCCGGGCAGCTCAACACGAACCGCTCCTTCGAAACCGACTTGGCCAACTGGGTGGCTTCGGGTGCCAGCATTGCCCGTGTGGCCACGCCTGGCACACCGTCGTTCGGCGGCTCGTGGTCGATGCGGATCACCCCAGACGGAGTCTCGCAGTTCCCGAACGCGGGCTCAGAACAGATCGCCGTGACCGTGGGCCAGCAGTACGTGCTGTCCGGGTGGCTGCTGTGCGCCACGAGTCGCAATGTCGATTTGAACATCAACTGGTTCGATGTCTCCCACGGGTATCTGACGACCACGTCCAACGACCAGGCGGTCACCGCCAACGTGTGGACGTTCTTCCAGCTCACCGCCACACCTCCAGCGTCCGCCGTCTACGCGAACCTGGCCCCGACGGTGCCGAACTTCCCGCCCGTGACGGACGTCCTCTACGCCGACGAGATCATTTTCCGTCTCGCCAGCGACACCAGCGGCGATGACTTCCCCTTCGACATTCGCGTGGGCGGCGAGGTGATGCGGGCGGGCGCCATCACCCCGGCGATCCTCGACACGTTCACTCGCACCCAGGCGAACACCTGGGGATCCGCAGACACGGGACAGGCGTGGACCACATCGGGCGGCGCGGCGTCCGACTACTTCACCCAGGGCGCCGAGGCAGTGCATTCCGTGGGCGCCATCAACTCGAACCGTTTCACTATGGTCCCGTCCCCGTCGGCGGACATCGACCTGCAAATGGATGTGGCAACGAGCGCTCTGGCCACGGGCGGCCCGCAATACACACACCTCATCGCGCGCGCCACCGACGTCAACAACCACTACAACGCACGCGTCGCTTTCAACCCAGATCAGACGCTCACACTGGTGCTGGAGAAGCGTGCCGGCGGCGCCCAAACCGATCTCGCCACCGTGCCCATTCCGGGAACCCACGCGGCGGGCGCCTATTTCACCCTCCGCTTCCAGGTGCAAGGGTCCACCCTTCGGGCCAAAGCGTGGCCGCGCGGCCAAGTCGAACCGCCCATCTGGCAGGCGACCGCCACCGACACCTCACAGACGGCTGCCGGATCGGTCGGCGTCCGCTCGATCCTCGACGCCACCAACACGAACACACTGCCCGTGCTGTTCACGCACGCCGTCTTCCAACTGCTGAACCCGCAGAATTTCACGGTGACCCGCTCTACAAACGGCGTCGTAAAAGCCCATTCTGCTGGCGAAGACGTCCGTCTCGCCTATCCGACGATTCTCGCCGAGTAAGGAGGCTGTCATGCCGGAGGCCTATCCCACGCCCCTCGCAGGGCAGCGACTCGCCGCCGCACTGCTGCGGTCGATGCTGCCGCAGGTGGCCCGCAAAACTGCGGACACCCAACGTTCGGCAACGACGACAACATCCGCTGATCCTCATCTGCAATTCTCTGTCGACGCAAATGCCGTGTACATCATGGACGGCTGGCTCAAATACGACGGTGATACCGCTGGCGATTTCAAGTTGCAGGTGACCGCACCTTCTCAAGCGCTCGGCGAATGGATGGCACTGGGAGCCGGTAACAACGTCGTGGGCTCCAACGCAACGCCGACCCTCACTCTTAACACGTCGGGCGGGACGGGCTATTTGATCCGTACGGAATCCGCCGATCTGGGGGCGGGCCGAGTCCATGGCGCCCTCGGGGCTGGAGCAACGCTGGTGGTGACCATCAACGGAACGATCCGCGTCGGACCGACGTCAGGGACGGTGTCTCTGGACTGGGCACAAGGCACCTCATCCGCGACCGCCACCACTCTTTATACCGACAGTTGGCTGCGCCTCCAGCGCATCGCCTAAAGGAGTTGGGACTGTGCCCACTTACGTGATTACTGGGAAAAACGGGAGCGGTCAGCCTGTGGTGTCGGTGAATATCACCGCGATCGATCAGGAGACGCCCGTCGTGCAGGAGATCGACGTGGTGAACGCTGTGAGGGCGTTCCTTGCTGGTACGGCTGGTGTGGGCAGTGTGGTCGCGCAGCAGTACGAGCAGGTCATCACCGTCATATAGCCCGTGGTTTCTGAGGAGATCCACACCGGGACTGCTCAGGCAAGTTGGCGAGACGAACCGTATCGTCTCCTGTAGCGACAGCAAGGGAGTCTGACCATGGCCGAACTGTGGATGCCCGGGGCGATACGGGCCGACGTCGGCGGCCACGCCGCATGCGACACGCAGTACCCCGCGAAGGCGATCGCGCACATCACGTGGGACAAAAACGCCACCGCGTCGAAGCCGCAGGATCTCGTCCCCTTCGCCAACCTCAAGTCCTACTTCACCGGTGGTGGCGTGGGCATGGCCCCGCACATCCTGTGGTCGCCGTTCACGGGGGAGTTCGCGCAGTTCTACCCGGCCGACTCCCGGTCCAAGAGCGTCGTCGACTTGGCCGGCGGGACGCGAACGAACCGTGCGGGGAAGGTCGTGATCCAGGTCGAAGCGCTGTTCTTCCCGTACTGCCGGGTCGACGGCAAGGTCTACGCGACGCTGGCCGACACTCCGTGCAAGGGCTGGTCCTCCCTACAGAACTGGGTCACCTCGTGGGGCGTCCCGCAGGCGTGGCCCATGGGGCACCCGACGGACTTCTCCCCGCACCGCGGCGAGCACGTGTGGGAGACCGAAGGCGGCTGGTACGGGCACAGCCAAGTCCCCGAGAACAGCCACGTCGACCCGGGCTCGTGGCCCGAGTTCATCAAGGCGCCGAAGCCCGCGCAGAAGCCCACCTACGAGCCGTTCCCGGGGACGTCGTTCTTCAAGGCCGGCCACAGGTCCCCGATCGTCGCGGCGATGCACCGGAGGCTCGTCGCGGTCGGCTGCAACCACTACGCGAGCTCGTCCCACGCCGATGTCTGGGGCCCTGGTGACGAGCGCTCCTACGCGGCCTGGCAGCGGAAGCTCGGCTACACCGGCTCGGCCGCGGACGGCATGCCCGGTCCGTCGAGCTGGTCCAAGCTCCACGTTCCGAACGTCTGACCCATCGAAAGGAAACGACCATGTCCGACTCTTCTCTCCCCGATGTGAACACCGTGGTGAAGTCCGCGGCCACCTACGGAAAGGATCTCGCCGAGCGCGTCATCTGGACGTTCCTCGGCGCCACCGCGTCCGTGGAGATAGCCGCGGGCCCTGCCGACATGCTGCACGCCAGTTTCTGGCAGTCAGTCGGCGTGGCTGGTGGCGCCGCCGTGGTGTCCCTGGTGAAGGGAATCGTGGCGCGCTCCGTCGGTGCGAAGAACTCCGCGTCGACCGCCTCGGGCGTCTGATCTGCCCCTCGTAAGCGCTGGGAGGTCTGTTGGATTCCACCACCATCGGCGCGGTCCTCGCGTGCGTAGCTGGGCTGATCGGCTCGGTGGTGGTGTACGTGGGGAAGCGCGGCGAGAACGCTACGTCGCGCTTCAACTCGGAGATCGACCAGGTCCAAGAGGAACGCGACGGTCTTCTGAAGCGGCTCGCCGATCGGGACACGCAGATCATCGCGTTGCAGGAGCAGCGCCGCGTCGACCTCATCAGAATCACGCACCTTGAGATAGAGATCATCCGACTCGGAGGAACACCGATCCCATGACCCGGACCGAGCGCACGATCGTCCTGCACTGGCGGGGTATCGCGACCCTGTGCGCGATCCTCTGCCTGTTCGGGATCTCGTGGGCGTTGTGGCATCGCATCGACTCCTCGGACCGCAACTATGCGGCGGCCGCGGCTGAGGCGAACAAGCGGGGCGATGCGGTGTCCACGCTGGCGGGGGATGTGCGGGCGCTGCGGGCGCAGGTGCAGGCGCGGGGTGGGACTCCGGTGGCTCCGGACCCGACGAAGGCTGTGGACAATCTGCCCGCACGAACGGAGGTCCCGGTGCCGATCCCTGGGCCGCAGGGCCCGGCGGGTTCTCCGGGGCCGTCCGGGTCTCCGGGGAAGGCGGGCGCGACGGGGTCCGCGGGCAGTCCCGGAGCGGTCGGTCCGGCCGGTCCTGTCGGACCCACAGGAGCCCAGGGCGCGCAGGGACCGGCTGGACCTGCGGGGCAGGACGGGACGAACGGACGTGACGGGCAGGATGGGCAGACCTGCCCGGACGGATACAGCCTTCAGGCGCCCTCGTACGACCCGGATGCGCTGGTGTGCCGCCGCGATGGCGCCCCCGATCCGGGCAGCAGCAGCACCCCGACCCCACTCGCCGCAGGCCTCGACCCGCGCCGCAAGTACCTGTGAAAAAGCCCCCGGGCACCACCCCGGGGGCACTGCTGTACGGACCGGCCACGGTGCAACGTCAGCACCCCGACGGTAGCGGAGGGGCGCCGGGATTTCTCCCCACGGCTGGGGAGTTCAGCGAAGTTCTACGCGGCCTCGACGACCTCGGCCCGGACCGCGGCCGCCCACTCCACCAACAGCCGCTCGTACGCCTCGCGTTCCTCCGCGGTGAGCTCCGCCCGCGCGCGCGGCCACAGGGCGCGGATGTCCTCATTCACGACCGCAGCAGGCCGCACAGCGCCGCTAGGCAGAGGGGTGGGGGACATGAGACAAGCCTACGGGCCACTGCGGACATAGGCACGCCCCCTGAACAGGCCCGCAGGCCGAACAGGGGGCGCAACCGCCATATCCCCCACGCGGAGGGGGAGTAGCGTTCTGAGTGTCTAGGTCAGAACGGAGTCCAGTATGCCCGAGCACACCGACACCGCACCCCCTACCTTTGGCCAGCGCGTCCAACACGCCCGCCTACGCACCGGGAAAACCCGCGCCGTCGTCGCAGGCCTCATGGACCAGTCCGCCGAGTGGGTCAAAGCCATCGAGACAGGCCGCATCGGAATGCCCCGCCTCCCGAAACTACTCAGGCTCGCGCACGTCCTCGGCATCGAAGACCTCGCCGAACTCACCGGCGAAGAACGCCTCGCAGCCGCCACCTACACGAAGGCGGAGCACGGCGCCCTGCCGACCGTGAAGCGTGCTCTCACCACCTACCAGCTCGCCCCCGACGACCGCGAGCCGGAGTCCGCGGAGATCCTCGCCGCCCGGCTGCGGACCGCATGGAAGCTGTGGCACGACAGCGACCCCCGCACCAACCACGGGACGACGGTGGAGGGGAACCGCACCCGCATCGTCGGCCTACTGCCCAGCCTCCTCGCCGACACCCAGCACGCGGCACGCGCCCTTGAAGGGGCGGAGCGCCGGCGGGCGCTGGTCTCGCTCGCGGAGACCTACCACCTCGCTCAACTGTTCCTCAGCTTCCAGCCCGCGCCGGATCTCGTCGTCCTCACCGGCGACCGGGCCATGACGGCTGCGCAGGACGCGGACAGCCCGCGCGCGATCGCGGCCGCCGCCTGGTACATGAACCACGTCCACCGTGACGCCGGAGAAGCCGCGGAGGCGCGCGTCGACCTCGCCGAGCAGGCCGCCGCCCTGTTGCAGGACAGAGAGGACCCGGAACACATTGCCCGCCGCGGGCTGCTGTATCTCGCGGTGGCCCTGTCGTACGCGAAGACGGGCCAGCAGGGGGATGCGTGGCGGTACTGGGACAAGGCCGACGACGCTGCCCGCCAGCTCGGTGACGACTACGCGCACCCCTGGTTGGTCTTCGGGCGGGGCATCGTCAACGGGTACGCGATCACCATGCACAACGATCTGATGCAGCCCGCGAAGGCGCTGGAGGTTGCGGACGCGCTGGACCTGGGCCAGATTCCATCGGCGACGCGCCGCTCGTACCACTTGATCGAGTCGGCCCGGGCGCACGGAATGCTTGGGGAGGGCACGGCCGCGGTGTCGCTGCTGGGGAAGGCGTTCCGTGAGTCTCCGGAGACGATCCAGTACAACTTGCACACCCGGTCGGTGCTGCCGGAGCTGGTGAAGTCGGGGCCGCGGATGGTCCGGGATGACGCGTTGGGGCTGGCGCGGGAACTGGGTGTGCCCGTGTGATCACGTAGGGGGTAGGAACTGTACCCGTGGCCGAGGGGGTAGGAGGTGTACCCCCTCGGCTTTCTGCTGCGCCTTACGGTCCCGGATGTGAGACGGATCACCGTGACCGCGGAGGCGTGAGACATGCAAGCGGAAACCCACACCAGCCAGGCCAGCGTGCTCGACCTGTTAGCCATCCCTGGCGTCGCCGGACTGTCTGAGCACCAGGTCCGCGGGATGGCCTGCGTGTGGGACGGTATCGCCCTCACGCCCGCGACCGCGGTCGACCTTGGCGTGCAAAGCGCGAGCCGCGCCGGGGAGCCCGTGTCCTGGTACCCGCGCGGCTGCCGCGCCTGCACCCGCCGCGCCGCGTATCGGGCCCTCCTGGACCACACCCAGGACTGCCACACATGCAAGGACTCCGCCCCGGGCTGCGACCAGGGGCACGCGCTCCAGCAGCTCGCCAAGCAGGGCAGGGCAGCCGCATGAGCGGGCGGAAGCCGGCGTTCCCGGACAATGAGGAGAAGTCCCGCGCAGCCGGGCGGGCGGCGGGCTACTGCTGGGCACGGAACCCGCGCAAGGCGGGCCGCTGCACACTCCGGCCCGGTCACGCCGGCAAGCACGTCGACCGCTTCAACGGCCGCCGCAGCCTCACGGACACGTCCGGGAGCACGTGGTCATAACGACCCCCGGTCTCTACCCCACTGAAGACTCCGCTGCCGACCTGTGTTGCCAAACGGCAGCGGTGAACCCGCGGCGCGCGCTGGGTAGACCGTGACGCCGCGGGTGGGTGGCCGTCTGGTCCGACGGGACAGACGGCCACCCGTCAAGAACAACTACTGAAAGGCGCACCATGCACAACACCGACGACCTCACCTGGGCCACGTCCAGTTACTCCGGCGGCAACGGGGCCTGCGTCGAGGTCGCCAAGACCACCGGCGGGGCGTTCTTCCGTGACACCAAGGACCGCGGCATTCCCGCCGCAGCCGCCTCGGGCGACGCTTGGGGCGCGTTCCTCCAGGGCGTGAGGGCGGGGACGCTCGGCGCCTGACCCCTTGCAAGACGTTCCACTGCCGGGACCGCCCCACGCCCGGCTGTGGGATGAGGACGGCCGCTTGTCAGCGGTGGCCGTCGTGACCCGCCGCAGTGCTCCCGATGGGCTTGCGGCGGGTCACCTCACGAGGTCGACGAGCGGGGTGTCGAGGGCGTCGGCGATGAGGATCAGGTGGTCGATGAGCGTCGCGTACGCGCCGTTCTCGATCCGGTTGATTGTCTTGCGGTCCAGGCCCGTCGCCTCGCCGAGCTTCTCCTGTGTGAGCTTCCGCTCAGTCCGGGCGGCGCGGATGCGGTCTCCGATGGCCTGTCGGCGGGCGAGTACCCGGGCGGGCAGGGGATCGGTGGGCACGCATACACGCTGGTGGCGGGCGTGATCATTGTCTGTACCATCGTTGGTACATTTGCGAGATCGCGTTCCGGCCAGAACGCAACCAACTTCGAATAAAACACTCGTTCGAGTGATGTGAGTTAACTGTCATTGCGCGTGTGCAAATATTGAACACACAATTAGCTGTGCCACCCATGCATCGGCCGCCCACCCTGGCGCGCCCCCACCATCCCGCGCCCAGCATCAGGTGAAAGCCCCCATGCACGAAGACCCCCCACGCCCACCAGCGCGCCTGACCGACATCCAGAAGGCCCAGATCGACTACGCACGTCGCGACCTGGAAACCTTCCGGGCCGAGGACCTTGCGCAGCTGGAGCCGGCGTCCCTGATCCTGATCGTCGAACAGCTACGCATCCGCCTCTACGAGACGCTGGAGCTCGTCGACGAGGTCTGCGACGCCACCCCGCCGGACCAGCCGGACCCAACAAATAACCACCCCTAAACCACTTTGTGGCTCCACAAGCCTATTTAGGGATGGCAAGACTTCGCTAACATCGACGCATGCCCTACGCGCCCGAATACCTGCACCTGGTCATCCCCGGCGTCACCTTCGAAGCCCTGCTCTACGGCCGCAACAGCGACGACTCCACAAGCAGCGGCGCCTCCGTCGAAGACCAACTCGCCAACGGGCGCGGTCTCTGCAACAGACACAACTGGCGCATCCGCCGCGAGTTCAACGACACAGACGTCTCAGCCAGCCGCCACGGCCGCAAGGTCCGCGACGACTTCGAGGCTCTGATCGCCTCCATGACCGAGGAGCCCCCTCCCCGGGGCGTGCGACGCATCGTGATCGCCTTCGAAGCATCCCGCTATTACAGGGACCTGGAAGCCTACGTCCGCTTCCGGAAAGCATGCCGGGACACCGGCACCCTCCTCTGCTACAACGGCCAGATCTACGACCTCAGCCGACGCGATGACAGCAAGGCCACGGCCATGCACGCCATCGATGCCGAAGACGAGGCCGAAGGCATCCGCGACCGGAACATCCGCACCACCAACTCCCAAGCCCAGGCAGGCATGCCGCACGGCAAAGCCATCTACGGCTACATCCGCACCTACCAGACAGTCAGCGGGCGCAAGCGCTGCACGGGACAGACCGAAGATCCCGTGCGCGGGACCTACGTACTCCAGGCCCTGGAGCGCATGGACGCTGGTCACTCCCTCAGGGCCCTCACGCGATGGCTGCGCTCCGAGACGGACGCGGCACGCCCGGACGGTCGCGAGTGGAAAGAGCAGGCGGTCCGGCAGATGCTGCTGAACCGGGCCTACCTGGGTGAACGTCTTCACCTGACCACGTACATCCCAGCCGTGTGGGCTCCGATCAAGGGACTCGACACCCCGCAGGGCCGGGCCATGTTCAACCGGGTCACGGCCAAGCTCACCGACCCAGCCCGCCGGACGCAACGCGGCACCGAACCGAAGCACCTGCTGTCGTACGTCGCTCTGTGTGGCGAGTGCGGCGACCACGCGGTCTTGCGCTACCTCGCTCCGAGTGGCGTGCGGAAGACGACGCTGGTCTGCAAGGAGAAGTTCGATACCTCCATCGTCATGGCCGTGCTCGACGCCTACGTCGAGGAAGCGGTCCTCGACTGGTTCAGCGATAAGAAGACGGCGCGGGCTGCGCTGGTACCGGCGGACGACAAGGTCAAGGAGAAGGCGGCCGCCACACAGAAGCTGATCAACGCCTACGAGGAGCAGCTCGCCGAAGCTCGCGCTCTGGCCCATGAATTCGACAAGGAAACCGGCCGGTTCAAACTGTCCGCGGGCTCGCTCGCGGCGATGGAGTCGCGGCTGGAGCCGAAGCTGGAGACGGAGCGGAAGAAGCTGACGACGTTCACGGGGGTGTCGCCACTGCTGCTCCGGATGCTGGAGTCGAACGATCCCGACCTCGTATGGAACGGACGCCCCCAGACTGCGGACCAACCTGCGGAGCCGGGGCTCACGATGGATCAGAAACGCGAGGTGATCCGGAAGATCGTGACGGTGCGTCTGCACAAGGTGAAGTCGACTGGCCGGCGCGCATTGGATGACGGCCGTATCCGGCTGGCGTTCTTCGGTGAGCCGGGGTTCAGGGCCGGACGACTCCGTGCTCCCGCGACCGCTCACGCTGCGGCTGGCCTTGCGGCTGCTGGTGAGGGAACTGGATGAGGTTGCCCTGCTGGGGCTGCGGCGGGGCGAACTTTCCAGCAAGAACCCAGGACATCGCGATATTCACCGCATCGGACGAAACTTCACCGAGCGCCGCATCAAACTCGGCTTGCATCGCATCACGTTCGCTCTTGAGCCGGGCGGTGAGTGCCGCGCGCTCCGCGGCTATGTCCTTGCTCATGCGCGCTTGTTCGTTGACGAGGGCCGCCTTCGCGGCGAGGTAGCGGCTCCGTTCGGCCTGGGCTTCACGCTGGGTTGCGGCGAGGAGACGTCGTTCATCGCTGGTGTCGGTGACCCATTTCCGGATCATGGTCAGGATGATGGCGGTCAACGCGACCATGACGAGGGTGACACCGCTGAAAGAGCACAGCGGCTTATCGCCCATGAGTCCGTGGACGGTGAGTGCAAGTCCCCCGACGGCCGCCAGAGTTGCTGTTCCTGTGGCCTGTCTGCCGCCCGTGAGATTCATATGCACCCTCGCCTCACATCTGTGCCGCTGTCCCTCCGGGCTCAGCGTGATCGGCGTGGTCGTCTTGCAGACGCTTGAGACGTTCGATGGTTGCGTAGAAAAGCTGGCGCCCCACTTCGTCCCGAATCCCTAGTCGATCAGCCGCTTCCTCCGGCGTGAGGCCAGAGCCTACCTGCGATCGATCCGTTTCGGACAGTGACTGAAGGGATTCAGGCGACAGAACGCCACCTTCCACGAGGAGAGTTCTGAGGTCGATGCCTGTTGCGGTGGCGATGGCTTCGTAGAACCGCGCCTCGGGGAGGGCGGTTCCTTGCCACAGGCGGGTGACGCTGCTGTCGGTCATGCCGGTGTCCCGCGCGAAGCGCGCTTTGGCGCCGTGGCCGGTGTAGCCGGCGTGTTCGGCAGCTGGCACGACGATGGCGGCGAATCGTTGCGCGCGTGTGGGGGTCGCATCGGTCATGTCCCGGAACTGTACCTCCCTAGTTAGGGAGTAGCCAGAAAATCCCTCCCGCGCAAGAGTCGCGATCAGGTCACTGACCTGCGTTAACACAGCTCACACCTGTATTCGAATGCGCGTTCTAGTGGAAATTCATACCTTGCGGGCAATTTCCTCCCTTGCGAGGGAGGGTGTTTCGTGAAAGAGTCTCCCTCGTGAGCAAGGAACACCCTGCTACCAGCGACAACCCCTGCCAACCGCCCACCGAGGGAGGTGACTACGTGTTCCGTCTGGACATCGCCAAGGTCCTCGAAGTGGCCGCACACCACGGCGACAACACCCGAGCCGACATCTTCCGCCGCACCGGGATCACCGAATCGTCCGTCTATCGGATCCTCAACGGCGAGACCCAGCCTGACCTGAACTCGGCCATGCGCCTCGCCGAGGCATATGACGTTGACCTGCGCACGGTCATCAAGCGCGTCGCCATCGAGGCCGCCGCATGACCCGCGAAGAGCGCCTCGCGATCCTCGGCCCCGCAACCGTCGCCGCGATCCGCGCCCGAGTGGCACTCGCTCCAGAGCCGACTGACGAACTCGTCGAGGCACTCCGCCGGATCATGACGAACCCCGCCGGCGAGATCCCGGCGCCCCGGCCGGCAGTAGACGTCCGGCCCGCGGCCGACGCCGCCTGATCAATCCCTGAACACGCCGAAGGGCCGTCCCGACTGCCAGGCCCGGACGACCCCACGACTCGGCGACCCACCAACCAGAGAAGGAAGAGGTCCCCGTGACCAGTGACTCTATCCCCCAACTCGCCCCCGCGATGGCGCTCGTCGAGCTGCTCCGCGAGCACCCGGAACTGCCGCCCGTCAGCTGGTCGATCGGAGAGTCGGGCACCCTCGTCGCGACCCTCGCGGCCGACGCGAGCGGGGAGACGGTGGCCGCCGCGTACGCGGAGGTGATCGGAGGCGTTGTCCGGACGACGGACTTCGAGCGCAACGGTGACCACCGGATGTGCGACAGCGTCCGCGCTGTGTGGCGTGACGTGACGGTCGACGTGTGGGTGTCGTACCCGGCGGCGCAGGTTGCGCAGGTGGCGGCATGAGCGCCCCGGTGTCGCATCACCCGCTGGTGGTGAACACGGCGGATGGCTCGTGTTGGACGCGGCGTGCGGTGTCGCGTGACGGGCGTGGCTGGTATGCGCTGGCGGGTTCGGTGGCTGGTGTCCCGGATGAGGTGCTGGTGTCGCTGGCGGATCTCGCGGAGTTGGGGATCGTCGGGTCGGCGTTCGCGCTGCCCGTCCCGGTGGGCGCGCCGTCGTTCCCGCCGCCCCGGACCGAGTTGGAACAGCTGCGCTCCCAGGTCGCGGAGTTGTTGGCGGAGCGGCACTCGACGAACGAGGCGCTCGACGACGCGGTGCAGGCCCTCCGCGCGAACCGGGACGAGATCTCGGAGCTGACGGCCGGGGTCGCCTGGCGGGACGCGGAGCGCGACCGCTGGGCTGATGTCCACTCCCTCGTGGAGCGGGCCATCGACAAGGGCTGGAGCGCGGTCGACACGATCGATCTGGAGGACGCGCTCGGCCCCGAGGCTGCTGCCCCGTCGCAGGCCGCCAGCAAGGACGAGCCCGCCGAATCGGAGCCGCCTCGTATCCGCAAGCACCACCCGGACTGCGCCGCCGTCCACCAGTCCGGAGCCCCGTGCACGTGCCCGCCCGATTTCACGGGCGAGGACCCGGACGACCTGGTCAACGAGGACGAAGACGGGTGCACGTGCCCGGACACGGGCCGTGGCGAGCCGCATGACGTGGACTGCCCGCTGGCCGATGAGCCGGGCCCGTACGACACGGTCGTGCCTGCGGTGGGCCCGGGCTCTTCGGAGATGCGGGAGCTCAGGGCGGCGCTGACCGGGGCGCCGGATGCGATCACCCAGCGGATCGCTCCGTTGCAGGCGCTGCGGGAGGACCCGCACGACTCGCCTCTCCACCACAACTGGCGGCTCGGCCGGGACCTACCCGAGATGGGCGGTGCCTGATGCACACCACCACCCCGGCCGAGTGGGCCGCGTTCCTCTCCCTCGGCCTCTCCATGGCCTCGGCCACGACCGTCCCGTTCGTGCTGCTCGTCGACGCGGACCACTTCGCGTGGCCGGACTGCCGGCCGTTGCTGGAGTCCCGCGCTGCGGACTGGCTGCTCGTCGAGCTGGTCAACGCGAAGGCCACGGTGCGGGATGCCGCGCTGTCGGCGGCCGCGCTCCTCATGCTCCTCACCGCTCCGACGAAGGGCGCACTCCGGTGAACCACTCCTCGAAGCCCGGGCTGTCGTTCAGCCTCGGCGCCAACCACCTCCACGGTGTCCTCCGCGTCGACCAGATCCGCACTGACGACCTCGTGCAGCTCGTCGCCAGATGGGGCGACGAGGACACCCGGGACGACGTGATCGCCGCCCTCGACGAACTCGCCGCAGTCGTCACCGGAGTGGCACGGGAGGGCGAACTCGACGCGGCCATCGAGCAGGTCGAGGACGTCGCTGGGATGGACACCGCGCAGGTCGAAGTCCGCATGTCGGATGTACGGCGTCTGCTGGCCGAGCTCGGCGAGGTGGCCCGGGTCCTGTTCCGGTTCGGGTCGAAGGGCGCGTCGGAGATCCGGCACCCGGCGATGCGGGCGACGCGTGTGCACCTCGCGAAGAACCCGCTCCCGGAGCAGTCGGATCGGCGGTCGGCATGAGTGCCCGCCGTCAGATCATCGCCGCCCTGTCCGAGGACAGCACGGGCGGAATCGCCACCCTGCACGACGTCGCCCATGCGGAGCAGCTGGTCGACGCCCACCGCACCGAGGTACTGCGCGAGGCCGAGGGCAAGGCGCGCGAGATCGTCGCCCGGCTCTGGGGCGACGGAACCACCCGCAAGCAGCTGGACCGTACGGCTGGCGCCCGGACCGTCGAGTGGGAGATCGGCCTCATGGCCAGCGGGAACGACGAACCCGCTGGCGCCCCGGACTTCTTCCAGCCCGGCCGCACGTATGCGTACGACGCCACAGGCTTCACCGCGCCCGAACTGATCACCCTGTTCCGCGTCGTCACGACGACCACCCATCCGGACACCGGGAAGTTGGCGGCGTTCGGATGGATCCGCGGCGAGGGCGACAAGACGTGGACGCCGTACGCCGAACCGGTGGACGAGTGGCCCGCTTGCTGGACCGACGTCACCGGGACGGAGGCGGCCCGATGACTGCCCGCGACAAGCTGTACGCCTACGCCGGGACACCATGTGTGCTGCCGGAGAGCATGCTCGACGAGGCGCTCGACGCCTACCGCACCGAGGTGTTGGCCAAGGCTGTCGGTCGTCTCCGCGCCATCCCCGTCACCTGCACCGCCCTCACCGGGCCCGTCTGGTACGGCGACGGCTGGAACAGCGCGATCACCGTGCTGGAAGAGATCGCCGACTACCAGACCCCGGACGACGAGGCGTACCCCGGGGAGCTCCAGCGGCTGCGGTCACTGGTCCTCGGACTCCGGGTCGCGGCCCTCCGCAAGGGCGACCTGGCGCAAGTGCAGTGGCTCCTGACTGACCACGAGGAGACCCGGGAGAAGGCCACCGACGCGCAGTCGGCGACGGCCACTCCTCAAAGCGGAGACCCGCTCACCATCCGCTGGGACCGCGAAGTGTGGCACGCGGAAAGCGACGCGGACGACACGATCGTCTGCTGCCTCACCGACGACGGGCAGCCCGTCGCGCTGCTCCTGGACGACGAACACCGTGAGGCCCTCGGTCTGCTCCTCGTCGACCCGACCGGCGAGAGCGAACACGACGGCTGGACCGATGTCACCGAGAGCGGTGACCGCTCATGAACCTCCGCCTCGCCATCCACTGGACGACCGTCACCACCGCTGCCGCCATCACCAGCATCGCCGCCGCAATCCCCTTCACCGGGACCGCCGCATCCGCCGCCGGGACCCTCGCCGCGGCCGGGGTCTGCCTCATCGGCATCGCACTCGCACCCGCACCCACCCGGAAGGACGGCCGCCCGTGAGCACCACCGCGCAGGCTCCCGTCGCCCGCGCGGAAGCGCGCGCTCTCCTCCTCGCCGCCATCCAGACCCAACGCGGCGAGTGGACAACCGGCCGGGTCAAGCGCCTCTACCGCAAGCACCTGCCCACCCACATCCTCCGCGTGACGATGCGCCGCGACCTCACGGCCCTCCACGCGGCCGGCCACCTAGTCCTCCACGAGGCGCCGAACCGCCGCTACTACACCTACTGCACGAAGGGCGGCACCGCCTGATGACGACCGCAGCCCCGGCCGGGCCCACCAGCCCGGCCGCCGGCCGCCGGGTCACACCGACCGGCCGACTCATCCTCCCCGCCGACGCCGACCGCGCCGCCTGGCTCACCGCCCGCCGCTCCGGCATCGGCTCCAGCGACGTCCCCGCGATCCTCGGCCTCATCGAGCAGAAGCCCCCGATCAAGGTCTACTACGAGAAGCTCGGCCACGACGTCGACGACGCAGGCGAGCCCGCCTACTGGGGCACCGTCAACGAGGAGAACATCGCCCGCCGTTGGGCCATGCAGTCCCGCTCCGTCATCCGCCGCGTTGGCCTCGTCGCCCACGAGACGCACCCGCACTGGATGACGACCCTCGACCGCCGTGTCACTGAGTGCCCGCTGTCCGAGGACGAGCAGGCCCCCTGTGCCCTCGAAGTGAAGACCCGCTCGGCGTTCAAGGCCGCGCAGTGGCATGCCGGGGCGCCGGACGACGTCACCGCACAGGTGCTGTGGCAGATCATCGTCAACGGCTACGAGCACATGCACTACGCCGTGCTGATCGGCGGCAACGAGTACCACCAGGGCGTCATCCGCGCCGACCAGTACACGCAGGTGATGGATGACATCACCACCGCCGTCGACAAGTTCTGGACCGAGCACGTGCAGGCCGAGGTGCCGCCCGCCCCTTCGGGTGACGGCGAAGCGGTCGCCAAGATGTTCCGCCGCCTGCACCCCACCCGCTCCGGTGCGGTGGACGTCGACCGGCACGACGACGCCCTCGACGCGCTCCTCGACTACGGCACCCACCAGCGCGCCGAGTCGAAGGCGAAGAAGGCGAAGGCCGCAGCGAAGGCCCGCATGATCGCCGCCCTCGGCAGCGCACAGTCCGCCCTCATCGGCGGCGAGCGCGCCTACTCCCTGGAACCCAGCAACGCCGCCCCGAAGGTCGACCTGGAGCTCATGGCCGAGCACTACCCCGACGCCTACGCCGCGTGCGTCGCCCCGAACCCGACCGAACGCATCGACATCGCCAAGCAGTACAAGGGGGACTCCTGATGGGCCTGCGAGAGAACGCAGCCGCGGCCGCCGGCCGCACCCTGACCGACGAGCAGCACGACGACTTGCAGCTCCCGCCCGAGTTCGTCGACCAGTTCCCCGCGCCGGACCCGATGGCCGGGTACGAGCCGGGCGACGACGACCCCGAGATGGTCCCGGTCCACATCGCGTGGCTCCGCGTCCGCAAGGAAGTCCGCGCCATCTCCAAGTCGGAGCAGTACAACGCGGCAGGGACCCGCTACAACTTCCGCGGCGTGGACACCGTCGTCAACACGTTCGGCCCGGTCACGTTGAAGCACGGCATCAACATCTTCCCGGTCGGCGTGGAAGCGGAGCACCGCGACACCACCACGTCCAAGGGCAACAAGATGCGCGAGTGCACCGCGACCGTCTCGTGGCTGGTCATGGGCCCGAAGGGCGACACCCTGCCGATGCTCCTGAAGAGCCGCGGTGAGGCCCTCGATTCCGCTGACAAGGGCACCGCGAAGGCGCAGTCCGTGGCGCTGCGGGTCCTGCTGCTGACGGGCGGCCTCACTCCGACGCACGACAAGGACCCGGACAGCGTGCACGTCGAGCGAGGCGAGAACCCGATCCGTCCGGCGGCCACCTACCTCGACGAGATCTGCAACCCGCAGACGAGCGCTGGACGGCTGCGGCAGATCCACCACGAGCTGGGCAGCACACGCCAGTTGGGGGCGCTGGTCACGAACGAGGTGGGCGACGAGGAGCAGATCGGCGCCATGGTCGTCCGCATCGGCAAGGAGCGCGCAGCGGGGGGCAACCAGTGACCCCCTGGCACCTCCAGCGCATGGCCGCCCTCGACTTCGAGAGCAGCGACAAGGACCCCGAGACTGCCCGCATCGTCTCTTGCGCCCTCATCCTCGTCGGCGGCGGACTCGACACCGACACCCGTACCTGGCTGCTCAACCCTGGTATCGCGCAGGAACCCGGAGCGATCGCCGTCCACGGCCTCACGGACGAGCACCTCGCCGAACACGGCCAAGCCGCCGAGCAGGGCGTGGCCGAGATCGCGAAGGCCGTCGCCGAGGTGGTGGCCGGCGGGGTCCCGCTGGTCGGGCACAACATCGGCGGCTACGACCTCAACCTCCTCGACCGCGAATCCCGCCGCCACCTCGGCGACAGCCTCGAAGGCATCTGCCGCGAACCCCTCACCCGGGTCATCGACACGATGATCCTCGACAAGCAGGTCGCCCCGTTCCGCCGCCGCGTCTCCGAGACACAGGGCCCGTACCAGATGCGGACCACCGCCGAGGTGTACGGGCTCGGCTGGGACGAGAAGGCAGCGCACGGCGCGGAGTACGACGCGCTGATGTCGGCGCGGGCCGCGTACCGCATGGGTGCGATCGCTCACCGGCCGCGGGCTGAACGTCCGGTGTGGGTGCACCAGATGCGGACGCAGCGCTTCGACTCGCTGGCCGGAGTGTCGGTTGAGGACCTGCACCAGATGCAAGCCCGGTGGGCGTGGGACAACGCGGCCTCCTTCCAGGAGTGGTTGCGGGCGAAGGCCCCTGAGGGGAAGCGCGATCCGGAGGCCGTGATCGACGGCCGGTGGCCGCTGCGCCCGGTCGGCGGTGAGGCGTGATGTTCGTTGCCCGCCCCCGATACGCCGCCCTCCGCGCCCGCTATCAGCAGGTCGTCGAAGAACGCGACGAGGCCGTAAAGCTCGCCGCGGAACGCCTGTCGACCATCACCCGCCAGGCCGCCGAGATCACCCGGCTCCGCGACCACACCCCGGACACCCCGCTGCCGCAGCCCCGGCCCGTTCAGGGCGACGCGGAACTGCGCCGCCAGCTGCACCTTGCGCGGCGGGCCTCGGCATCGCTGGACCAGCAGTGCCGCACCTTGCAGTCCTCGAACGAGGCGCAGGCCCGGGAACTCCGCGACCTCCGCGAGGGGAGCACCTCGTGACCGAGCAGATCGCTGTAGGGGCGTGCGCGCTCATGGTCAGCCT